GTGCATTGAGTCCCAAGCAAAAGAAAATTGACATGAACAAAAATGGCAAACTAGATGCCAACGATTTTGCCATGTTGCGCAAAGGTGCCAAGCCTGAAATGGACGAAGAACGTTCCAAAGGCACTGCGTTTGATATGAGCACATCAAGAGCCTCTACTCCCAAAGTTGGATCAACTGAGCGTGGTGCCAAGCATGACATCAAACACACTGCCACAGGCCGTATGGTAACACGTCGTACAGACGACCAAGGCAATTCAGTTGGCGCAGATGATGACAACGAAGCCAGCGGAGAAAAGCGTGGACGTGGACGTCCAAAAGGTACCAAACAAAGCATTGGCGCCAAAGGACCATCAGGCAAGTCAAAGTTGATGACCAAGGAAGGTGAAGACGATCCAGCAGAAAAGGGCGAATATGATCGCGAAGGCGACATGGCTCTGGATGACATTGACACCATTGAATCAGCAGCCAACGAACTGCAAAGCATCATTGATGCCGAAGACAACTTGCCAGAGTGGGTGCAGAGCAAAATCAACAAGGCCATGGACTACCTGGACACAGCACGTGATTACATGGCGGCACAAGGCAATGATCAAGAACCCATTGCTGAAAAAGCAGTGAGCAAGCAACAACAAAAGTTCATGGGCATGGCACGAGCCATGCAAAAAGGTGAAAAGATCAAAGGTGCCAGCAAAGAACTGAAAAAAGTTGCCAGCACCATGAAGCCAAAAGACACTGAAGACTTTGCCAAGACCAAGCACAAAGGCCTGCCTGACAAAGTCAAGAGCAAAAAGAAAGAAGTTGATGAGACCTCTGAAGACGGAAGATTAACTACCACACAAACTGGCCCTGGCAAAACTTCTACCAGTTCCAGCACTGGTCGAATCAGTGCAACTGTTGACAAGGGCACAGTGTCTGTGAAACCAGCCAAGTCTGGTGGCATGAGCTATGGCAAAGGCATTTACGATTCAATGAACCGTGAACTGGAACAAATGATCTCTGAATCAATGAGCATCAACATGAGTGATTCGACTGAAGGCGGCAAGAGCTTGACCATTACTGCCACAGAAGAAGATGCATTAAAACTGGGCATGCTATTGAAAAATGCTGGACTAGGCGGCGGCGACATGCACTCACATGATGAACAGCCATGTGCCACCTGTGGCATGCCAGACTGTGGTTGTGGTGATGTACAGGAAGCAGTGGATGACAATGCTCCTGACTATCCTACCAACACTGAACAGGCTGACAACAACTTTGGTTATGCCGGTGGCTTGAACAAGCCCAAAACAGATGTTGCAGGTGATGGACAAACCACCATTCCCAACACAGCAGTTCATACACAAGACGAAGATGCCTTGCGTAGAATGATGGAAATGGCTGGACTGGCAGAAGCAGCCAAGCCTGACTATATTGATCTTGATAAAGATGGCGACAAAGAAGAGTCAATGAAAGACGCTGCTGACGACAAAGAAGAAGACAGCGTGGAAGAAAGCATTCAGCGCATGAGAGAAATGGCTGGCATCAAAGAAGCCAAAAAGCCTGACTTCTTGGACATGGACAAAGATGGTGACAAAAAAGAGCCCATGAGCAAAGCTGTCAAAGACAAAGAAGAAAAGAAAGTTGATGAAAGCATTTTTGCTCTCACCAACCAATGGAAAGCATACAAGGGGTAAATCATGATGAGACCTTACAGTGAAGTGGCAGCAGAACTTGCTCAACGCAAGGCCAACGAATACACACCGCCGATGATGCCTGCAGTGAAACAAACACCTGTGGAGATCCCGGGTGTGATGTATCAAGCACGAGAACTATTTCAACCCATAGTCTCCAAACCTGAAGGTAGCAAATAATGGCAACCGTAGTACAAGTCGTAAATGCCATAGGCAACACCCTGTGGACCACAGACCGAGTGGAATTTGCCACGTCACTGAGTAATGTGACATTTCAAGTCAGTGCCGTGCAGTTGACCTATGCACAGGCCAATGGCACACCTGCCAATGCCACAATGACCAGTCCCTTGGGCAATTTGTATGCCAACGCTATCAGTGTTCCTGGAAATGCTGTGGCACAATACTATGTGGGTGCAGGCAACTACTTGAACATTCTTACAGGCGCAGGAGGCTTCACTGCCACTGCACTGGGCACTGCCTCCTCGGCCACAGCAGCCAGCAATGGCATAGCAACTCCGGCCACATAACATGAGAGCAACGGAGTTTGTTACTGAGCGTGACGGTAAAATAGGAAAACGTCGTCAGGCTGCCACGGTGGGTCTAACCATATTTGGCGATGGCGAACGTGCCAACAGTGACTATACTCTTAATCGTGTGATGATGGCAGTGGCCATGGCCGACGGATCAAAAGATACACTGGATATGGACGAAAAAAGCTGGATAGGAAAAAAACGTGGAGCCTATCCATATACTAAAATTGAACACGAAATGCTCAAGCAGGCATTCCGAGCTGCTGGGGCTGAGTACACTGATTTAAATTCAGGTGATCTTGACAGCGAAGAATTAAAGTCTACCTACACTCAAAGTCCTGTCACCGCGTTTGCGGGCTATCCCAGATGAGAGCTAGAGAATTCCTCAAAGAAGAAACCACACTGCCTCCTGAGCAAGCAGATCCCATGAATCATGTGTTCACATTGCCTGGAGTACAATCCAGCGATCCATATCAAATATATCGACTGGGTGTGGCCATGGCTCGTGCCAGAAGTGACGCTGGAGTTAAAGACCCAATCCCATTCATACCAGACTGGTCACCCAAGGCTGCGTTTGGAGAAGAAGCAGTGGTTGCTGGATTTGACGCCACCGTTGAACCAGTGATTGACCAAGCATTGAAAATGTCTGGCTTGCCCGCTACCAAAGTACAAATCAGCACACCCAACAGCCTGGAACCTGCGTCTGTACAGAAACAAAGTCCTGTGCGGGCATTTGCTGGATACCCCCGCTGAACCTTCCGCAGTTCAACAACAGTGCGGTTGTACTAAATACTCCAACTAGGAATATTTAGATCATGGCCAATCCACCTCCACCATATGACAACATCACAGGCATTAGCCGTGCTGTGATGAAAGACAACGCACAAGAAACCATTGGCGATTACAATGGTGTTGCTCGCCCAAGCGAATTAGTAGTCAATCAACTCACACAAGATATCTATGTAGGTAACGTCAATGGAAATTTAAATTTGGTTGCATACGGGTCTGGCGTTACCAGCACCACAACATTCAACTCGCAATTCACTGACGGATCAGGCACATTTGCTGGCGGCACTACCACAGCATCCTTTGTGCGTATGGGTCCGCTGATGTTTATACATGTGTATGTGGATTTTACAGGAGTTACCAACTTTGGCAGCACAGGATATCAGATTACACTGCCCACACCCGCACTAAACACATTTAGACTGGCCGGCGGCAGTCTGCATCAAACAGCCGGTTCTGGTGCTCCTGCTCTGTATCATATTGCTGGCATTGTAGACGTCGTTGACAGCACCACAGTCATGAAACTGTATTATTCTGGTAGCACCACTGATCTAGTTTGGAAATTCAACACTCCCGGTGCCGGTGCTTGGCAATCAGGCGCACACTTTGATCTTTCTGGCACATATCAAGTAGCTTAAAAAACAAATGAAAAAACTCATCCTACTCTTACTCGTAGTGCCCATGCTGGCCATTGCGCAACCCAAACAAAAACCCGGTGTCACATATGACGCTGAAATCACCAGAGTCATAGACGGTGACACAGTGGCCTTTCGCGCACCCTTTCTACCAGCACCGCTCAAGCCCGAACTGTCAATCCGAGTGTTTGGCGTTGATACTCCAGAAAAAGGACATCGAGCTCAATGCCCTAGTGAAGCACAACGAGGTGAAGCCGCCTCCGCTTTCACTAAAAATGCAATTGCACAGGCCACCCAGCGTCAGATCATTCTCATGGATTGGGACAAGTACGGTGGTCGTGTACTGGGAGATGTCATTCTAAATGGTCAAAGTCTGCGCCAGCTGCTGATCGCCAATGGCTATGCTAGAGAATACTACGGCGAAGCCAAAACAAGTTGGTGTCAGTAATCCGCCTGTAAATAAGGCATGAGCAATTTCTACTGTGCAGCCCCCTGGCGTGGGCTGCATATCAATCCCCGTGGCGATGTCAAAACCTGCTGTGCTGGCAATCCCAACATGCTGGGTAACCTTAATTCACAATCAATTGAACAAGTGCTCAACAGCAATCTAATGACTGAAATACGCACCAGTCTAGCACAAGGTCAAGCACATTCATACTGTAGTAATTGTGTGCAAGCTGAAAGATTTGGTGCAGACGGTGAACGTCAGTGGCACAACCGTGTCAACCCTGATTTTGATTATGCCACCGCTGGCGACCAGTACCATTATCCTGTAATTGTGGATGTGCGCTGGAACACCACATGCAACTTCAGTTGCAACTACTGTGATCCCAGTGCCAGCAGCAAGTGGGCACAGTTAAAACAAGTTCCGTTCAAGTCAGGTTCAAGACCCTACTACGAACAAGTGTGTAATTTCATTGAACAACATTACGAACACATACACGAAGTGGCGCTTGTGGGTGGTGAACCACTGTTGTTGCCTGAAAACGAACGATTGTTGGACGTCATACCAGACACTGCCATTGTCACACTGATCACAAACTTGAATGTTGATCTTCAGAAAAATAAAATATTCCGCAAATTAGCACAACGTAAAAAAGTAGGATGGAGCATGAGCTTTGACAATATTGGTCCACGGTTTGAATATGTTCGCTATGGCGGTGACTGGACAGTTCTTCAAGAAAATTTAAAGACCATACAAGCATTGATGAAGTCGCAAGGACAGTGGGGTGGTGTGCATGCAGTGTACAGTATATACAATGCCACACGCTTGGTTGAGTTTAGACAGTTTGTGGAATCAGCAGGTGCTACGGTACTGTGGCAAAACTTGTTTCAGCCCGAATACTTGGATCCATTCCTACACGGACCTGCTGTAGCTAAATTAGCCGCTCAAGAAATTGAACGTTTTTATATTACAGGAATTGTTACGGCTGCTGAACGTGTATTTTTTGACCAAGCACTCAATAACTATTGCGCAGTTCAGCAAGAACATGCAGGTACCACACACCAATTCAAGCAACACATACAAGACATTGAGACAAAGTACCATCCTGACTCATTTGGACAGTTTGAACGACTATGGCCGGAGATACATCAATGCTTGTAACACCCGTGGATGCAGAAAACAATTTGTTTAGAGTGGAGCATGCTGTAAGTGATGAACTGGCCGCACAAGTATTAGCGACAGATTGGACGGCATTGCCTTGGATCCATCAACAAGGCCAAGAAAACTGGGCACGTAGACGTATTGTAGACACCGCCATTCCTTGGATTGACCGGTGGCATACTGAATTAAATCAACAATGGCCAACAATAGAACAAGATATAGGCAGAAAACTACATCCTTACTCAGGCACTGCCTGGTGGCTGGATGAGCCTGGATTCACATGCAGTATGCATACCGATGGAGAAATGCCGGGCAGCATGCACCTGACTTGGCAGGGTCCAGGCACAGCCTTTTACTGGCACAAGGATCCCTCAACCTTGCGATATCAAACACCTGCACAGCCCAATGCCGGTTACATCATGATCAATCAAGTAAATAGCACAGGATATAGACAACTGCTATGGCATGCCATGCTTACACCATCAGACTTGTATAGAGTAACATCATACACATGGATAACATCACAATGATCTCACCACCGACTAAAAATTTAGAAACAGTACTGGTCAAAGCACCGCACCGCAAAGAAGTATACACTGAACAAGAACTAATTGAATTTGCAAAATGTGCAGATCCTGTTACCGGTCCATTGTACTTCATGGATAACTTTTTCTTTATCCAGCATCCCACACGCGGCAAGATGCTGTATCACCCATTTGATTATCAAAAGCGATTGATTGCCACATATCACGATTACAGATATTCAATATCACTTATGCCTCGACAAACAGGCAAATCAACATCGGCTGCTGGATACTTGTTGTGGTATGCAATGTTTGTTCCTGACTCAACCATCTTAGTTGCTGCACACAAATACACGGGTGCGCAAGAAATCATGCAACGTATTAGATACGCATATGAACTGTGCCCAAATCATATCAGAGCCGGTGCCACCAGTTACAACAAGAACAGTTTGGAATTTGAAAACGGGTCACGTATTGTTGCACAGACCACAACTGAAACAACTGGACGGGGTATGAGTATTTCACTCTTGTACGCTGACGAGTTTGCGTTTGTGCGGCCCACTATTGCTCGTGAGTTTTGGACGTCTATCTCACCTACATTGGCCACAGGTGGTAAGGCTATTATTACATCAACGCCAAACTCAGACGAAGATCAGTTTGCGTATCTATGGAAAGGTGCCAACAAAACTGAAGACGAACATGGCAACACCACAGAACTGGGCATAAACGGATTCCGTGCATTTAGAAGCAACTGGCGTGAACATCCTGACAGAGATGAAAAATGGGGATTGGAACAACTGGCACAGTTGGGTGAAGATCGATTTCGTAGAGAAATGGAATGTGAATTTGTTATAAATGACGAAACCTTGATTGCACCTACCCGACTGTTGGACTTAGAAGGCGTAGAACCCCGTCGCCGCACAGGGCAAGTGCGTTGGTACAAAACTCCAGTCAAAGACAAAATATACATTGTGGCCTTGGATCCCAGTCTGGGCACAGGCGGCGATCCCAGTGCCATACAGGTGTTTGAAGCAGACACCACGGAGCAAGTGGCAGAATGGCGGCACAACAAAACAGATATTCCCACGCAGGTCAAACTACTAGCGGACATTGTGAATGAACTGTACGAAATCACCAAAGATGATAAAAAGATTTACTACAGTGTGGAAAACAACACCATTGGCGAAGCCGCACTGATATCTATAAACGAGTATGGGGAAGAAAACATCCGGGGCTATTTTCTCAGCGACAATTCAGTGACAGGCACCACAGGACGCAGATTCCGCAAAGGATTCAACACCACAAACCGAGCCAAACTCACTGCCTGCAACAAGTTCAAAGTGCTGGTAGAATCTGGGCGCATGCGACTGCACAGCAGACCGCTAATCAGTGAACTCAAAACATTTGTTGCATCAGGTGGTAGTTATGCTGCCAAACCTGGAGAAACTGACGATCTTGTGATGAGCTCGCTGTTGGTGGTACGCATGCTCATGCTGTTGCAGACTTATCATGCAGAATTAGACACTCAAATGAAAGATCACGGCGATAATGTTATTGAGCCAATGCCGTTCATATCAATGCTGCGCTAAATACACTACTATGACAATGGAAGCATTACCTCAAGATCTAGCAGACTTTCTGGTTACAAAGAACTTTGACCCAGAATACTTTGACGCACAAGGCCAGCCCAGTGAAGCAGGTGACGCCAAAACTATGAAATTTGACTATGTTGCCAGCACAGGCAAAAACTACGGCACAGCAGTGTGTGTGATTGCCGACAACGAACTCAGCTTGTTCTATGGTGACAACCTGGGACGTGGTATGGAGCCTGAAGACAAAGACGAGTGGTACAGTTTCTTAGAAGAGCTCAGCAACCAAGCAGCCAGGCATTCAGCCACATGGAGTCCTAGAGACATCAACCAACTCAAACACACCTTGGCTGGCATTGCTGCCATCAAAGAAGGCCTGTTTGAAGGTTATTATGGCAATCGTCGAGTAAGTTACATGGGCGAACAAACTCAAGCCAGATTGGTGATCAATCACAATCGCGTGCTAGGCGAAAATGACAAACGTTTTCGTTATGTAGAAAGTTTGTTTATTGAAACAGCTGATCAAGAACGTTTTCGTTTGCCATTCAAGAGTTTGGCGGGTGGTAGAGCCATGCTGGAACATGTGCGATCAGGCGGACGCCCATACGATGTACGTGGTAATCATATCACTGAAGTTGTGAGTGAAATGGCTGTGCTGAGCCGTTTCAATCGTGCGCAACACCATCGTGTGTACGAAGGTGTCACACAAGAACTGGTGGAAAGCGCACAGCAATACTATCGCAACTTACAAGAAACCGTCAAGCATCTTGGCAGCCCACGTGGCTATCAAGCATACTTTGAAAGCTGGGCTCCTGACCAAGTTGGTGAAGCCGAAGCACTAGTAGAAAATCTACGCAACCTGTTTGTGGAACAAACACTGGATGCTAGAATTGAAGCTGCCTTGCCCACACTGGCCAAGATACAACAACAAGGAAACAACATGAAAGAAGCGCAGATATTTGAAAACTGGATCAACAATCTCAGTGAAGGCACCTGGGCATTGCCAGAAACCCCTGAGCAAATGGAAAAACTCAATCAGTTGATGAGTAGCGAACTCATAGTTGGTCCTGATGCTACCAATGCCACAGAACAGTTGTATGATATTGTGGGCGATGACGAGCTGTTTGACATTCTTAACGACTTGGCTGACAAGAGCGAAGGCCGTGCCAACTGTTGGGACGACTCAGATGTGCAACGCAGACTGGCTGAACTGGGCATTCAAACTCCTCAAAGCACACAAGCAGAACCTGCTGATGTTGATCAAGACACTGCGCCCCCTGTGAAAGAAGAGCATGACTCATACAAACGACAATCTGAATACAATGAAAGAATGGCCGGTGAAAATGCGCCAACTGACTTAGGCTTACGTGCAGTGGGCGAATGGGCAAAAGTTGGCGCATATGGAAATCCTATCAAATCAGCCTGGCTTAATATAGCAAAATACGGAGTTAGAAACAATAGATTCAATAACTCAGTTGACTCAGTAATGACAGCAATAGGTGACTTCCCCGATCTTGGGGACGAAGTATATGACATGTATGATATTAACCAAAATGAGGTTGATATATTATCTAATGCCTATGAAACAGTATACGACCAATGGGAACAGACACAAGGTATGGCGGAAGGCGACAACCGGGCCACATTTGAGCAAGATCGTGAATTGGCCGAAATGCTCAAATACGCCGGCGTGCCCATCCGAGAAGGTGTGTTGAATGACAGTACCGGCAGTACCATGGATCACATACAAGATCGTTTCCGTCGGGACATCAAAGATTTTACCGAAACTGGAGACATGAGTGACGATTTGTATGATGCACTGTATGACTATTACTTTGATGACATGCCCTATGGTACAAAGAAGGCTCGCACAGGTGATCCTCATGAATGGATCAGCGACCGTTTTGCTGAGGATCTCGGCATCAATGAAAATCTCATCAGCCCAATGATCATGCCCGTGAGCGAAGGCTCCTGCAACATGACCATGGAAGGTTCTTACTGCCCAGAACACGGCTTGGCCAAATGCGAAAGCATGTATGAAGATAGCAGATCGCGAACTGTACCACCTCGTCCGGATGTTCAGGATATGCCACGCACCAAAAGCGTAGCAGGCGCAGGTAGAGGTGTTGTAAATCCAGCATCAGCAAACAACATGGGTGATAGTATTCCACATGTTGAAATCCGTGGCTTTGGTCCTGACTTTGAAGATTTGCCGGCAGGAAAAAAACTAATCAATCCAATGCAGCCACGTAGACACAATGAGTTGTCTCCACTCAAATCTGGAGACAGTACTCCACTGTCAAAAGTAGCTAATGTCGATTTAACAATGGACGAAGATGGCGGTGCAGTGGGCATGCCTTACAGCATGGGCGAAGGTGTGTATGACCCAGACTACAGAGGCGGATACAACAACGAGTTCGACGAACTGGAAGACTTGTTGAGCAAATCTGGAATGAGTCAAGACGACCTGATGCGTCAACGATTCCTGGCCAGCAAGCACGGACTCAACACCCCTGCAGACATGTCCAAACTTCCTGCACTAAAGAAAGATGCAGAAACAGGCTATGTGGCACGCAAGGCTGCACTGGATGCTGATTTAGAAAAACGCAATCAACAGTACATGCAAGACAAACTCACAGATCTAGAATATCAACAAGATCCAGTTGCTTTTTTGAAAAGACGTACACAACAACTTACACCAACCGCGCCTACACCACCAACCGCAGCAACAGCGCCCAATGCTCCAGCAGATGTAGCAGCCACGCCAGGAACAGATTATTCTTTACCACGAGCAAAATTGGGATCAAGTCCAAGTGCAAGATTGCCTAACTTTAGACCAGACTCCGCTGCTGAAGTTCCAGCACCATCGGATCAAACAGATACTCGCAATCAGAAATCATCCATGTTCCAGCAGCTGGCACAGTTGAGAAATCGAACTCGTGGCAACATGGCAGAAACCAGCAATGATGATCCGATCAACTCAAACTCAGCAATGACTGGTGCATACTACGAAGGCAAAGAAACTCCAACCCAAGAAGGCGATGCACTTCTGGCAAGAATAAAATCACTGGCTTTGCTCAGATGACATAAATACACTTGACACGTAGACAAAAAGCGCATATACTACTACAGTGTTTGCGCTTTTTTGTTTGTAAGTCACAGGCAACAGAGATCTAAACATTTAGATAGGCAACATAACATAGGCAACTTATCAAGGAGAAAAACTATGGCATCATTAGCAGAAATCAGAGCAAGACTACAGGCAGCAGAAGGCAACAAAGGCGGAAGCCAAACAGGTGGAGACAATTCAATTTATCCACATTGGAACATGGAAGAAGGTCAAAGTACCACACTGCGATTCCTTCCTGATGCAAATACAAAAAACACATTTTTCTGGCAAGAACGAGCAATGATTCGTTTGCCTTTTGCTGGCATCAAAGGCGAAATGGATTCCAAACAAGTGTACGTGCAAGTACCTTGTGTGGAGATGTGGGGCGAAGCCTGTCCTATCTTGGCAGAAGTACGCACCTGGTTCAAGGACAAGAGCCTTGAAGAAATGGGTCGCAAGTACTGGAAGAAACGCAGTTACATCTTTCAAGGCTTTGTACGTGAAAATCCACTGAGCGAAGACAAGACTCCAGAAAATCCCATTCGACGTTTCATCATTGGGCCACAAATCTTTGCCACTATCAAAGGTGCGCTGATGGATCCTGAACTGGAAGAAATGCCCACAGACACCCTGCGTGGCTTGGACTTCCGTGTGTCAAAGACTGCCAAAGGTGGTTTTGCTGACTACTCAACATCAAAGTGGGCACGTAAAGAATCTGCACTCACAGAAGCAGAACAGGCTGCAATTGCCACACATGGCCTGTTTGACTTGAGCACATTCTTGCCCAAGAAGCCTGGCGATGTTGAACTCCGGGTCATCAAAGAGATGTTTGAGGCCAGTGTAGATGGACAACCATACGACACAGAACGTTGGGGTCAGTACTTCCGTCCTGCTGGTGTACAAGCACCTGGCGGTTCAGGCGCCAGCCATGTTGACGAAGACGTACCAGCAGCCAAGCCTGCACTCAAAGTGGCTGCACCTGCACCAGCAAGTGACTTTGACGAAGACGACACTCCTACAGCAGCCGCACCAGTGGCCAAGCCTGCAGCCTCAGGACAAAATGCCCAGGATATCCTGGCCATGATCCGTAGCCGTCAAGCCAAGTAATGAAAACAGCTCTGGACACAGAGCTGTTTCCAACAAAGTGTGAAGTGGTAGAAATGCCACTTCACAATCAATGGGTTTATCTAATTCAGAAAAACGGAAGCAGCAGTTTGCGGATTCAGCAGTCAAGAGACAATCTTGCTGTGTTCACCAATGACGAAATAAGTGCTCTTGACTATGTAGATGTGTATATCCGTAATCCACGAGCCAGGTATGTCAGTGGCATCAACACTTACTTGCAACATCTTCAACGCGACCACCCTGAATTAGATTATTTAACTGCATTTTGGTTTGCTCGACGTTATAAATTTTTAAACACACATTACTTGCCACAATTTCATTGGGTGGCAAATCTCAGCAAATACTTGCGTGATGATACTTTGATAAGATTTAGAAATTTTCAAACTTTTGGCAATATCGCAGACATCAATGATGATGCAAAAGTAAACAAACCCACACAAGAATTTATCAAGCAATTGTTTCAAGATGATAAATCAATTGAGCTTTGGTTGTACTTAGATCAAATTTTATTGGATCTGGCAGGTCAGGAAATGACCTGGAAACAATTAAGAACCTATTATCATCTCAACCATCCAGATATTATAAAACATGTATTGCCCCAGACTTGATCATTTTGTGAGATTCAATACCAATGGTACAGTGAGCCGATGTGGCCACATGATTGAAGCACCGCAGTTTGAAACACTACAGCAAATGGATTCCAGTGAATGGCTTACAAATACTCGTGCATCAATGGCACAAGACTCCTGGCCCAGTGAATGTATTCGTTGCAAAGAATCAGAAAATGTTGGAAACAAAAGCATCAGACAACACTCGTTGAACACTCATGCTCAATTGTTGGATGCAAGATCTGATTATCTTGTGTTGGGTGGCGTGTTGGATAATGTGTGCAACAGCGCATGTCAAACATGCAATGAAAAACTAAGCACCAAAATAGGCAGTCTGCGTTCAAAAGAATATACCAAAATCAACAACAGTGAGTTGATTGATACATTGCCAGTGGAACGAATTGTGCAAATGGACATAAATGGTGGTGAGCCCAGTGCCAGTCCCAACTACCTAAAGTTGTTGCAAAATTTGCCGCCCAACGTAAAATACTTGCGGGTCAATACCAATGGCAGTAAATTGATCACAGTATTGCCCGACCTGGTCAGCCGTGGTGTCAAAGTCACCGTCACTGTGAGCCTGGATGGCATCAGCCGCGGTTATGATTATGTGCGCTGGCCCATCAAATGGCAAGATGTTGAACAAAATATTCAAGCATATCAGGCCATGGGCTTGCATGAATTGAATACTTGGACCACAGTGAGTGCATTGAACATCAGCGATTTGAAAAATATTTTTTCTTATGTGCAACAGCACAATTTAAAAAATTCCTGGGCATTGTTAGAAACTCCTTCGGTGTTGAGTGTAAAGCACAGCAACCACCTAACAAGAACAGCTGATGTTCCTGATGAATTAAAATCCACAGTGGCATCAGGTGAAGACAACACTGTGGAATTACAGTTATGGACCGCAGCACAAGACCAACTGCGTGGCATTGTTCGTTGGGACTACTATCGATGAAAATAGCCATAACTGGACACACAGCAGGCATTGGACAAGCATTGTCTCGAGTATATCAATCACAAGGGCATGAAATTGTTGGTCTTAGCAGACGCAATGGGTACAACATTCGAAATATTCCCAAAATAACAACACACATTGAGCCTTGCGACATGTTTGTCAACAACGCACAAGCTGGCTTTGCACAGACTGAGTTGTTGTTTGAAATGTATCGTCTGTGGAAGTCACAACAGGGCAAATGTATCATAAACATCAGTACCATGATGGCAACCAACCCAGTTAGTTCATTGCCAGGCATAGATATGATTGCATATAGAAATCAAAAAATTGCCCTAGAAGAAGCACATCGTCAATTACAGCATTTACAAGATTGGCCAAAACTGGTATTGATAAGACCAGGAGCTGTGGCCACACAGCTAGGACAACTCAGTCCCATGCCATATGCCAACGTTGACAATTGGGCTCAAACCGTTGTACGTATTTTAGATGCAGCCAGACCAGAATTGGATGTGACTGAATTGTCGTTGGGCGTGAACTATGGACAGTAAAGAATATTTGACCAATCGTGCATTTTGTCCTGTGCCGTGGACCAGTATCATGTACAACTTTGATGGCTCAGTAAAAAATTGCATACGCAGTGCCGAGCCCATTGGCAATATCAACAACAACCCCATTGAAGAAATACTCAGCAATGATCTCATGATCAAAGCAGACATGAGAGCAGGACAAAAGTTTGCTAGATGCAATCCTTGTTATGATTTAGAACAAGAAAAAAACAAGTTTGATATAATCAGTGATCGTGTGTTCTATCTCAAAGAACTGCGCAATGTAGACAATACATTGTATGATACCTCCAACTTTGCATTGCACACTGTGGACATACGTTGGAGTAATCTCTGTAATTTTGCCTGCGTGTATTGCTCACCAGAATTTAGCAGTAAGTGGGCCAGTGAACGCAACTTGACCATACACACACCGTCAGATCAAAAACGTGAAGAATTCAAACAATATATTTTTGAACGTGCGGCACAACTCAAACATGTGTATCTAGCAGGCGGTGAGCCGCTGTTGATGAAGGAAAACTTGGAATTTTTAGAAATACTAAAACAGATCAACCCCAACGTCAACTTGCGAATAAACACAAATTTAAGTCGTGTGGATACTCGCATGTTTGATTTGGTTTGCGAATTCAAAAATGTCCACTGGACGGTGAGTGTAGAGAGCATGGAACAAGAATTTGAATACATACGACATGGTGGAGTTTGGAAAGACTTTGTGGATAATTTACAGATTATCAAAAAATTGAACCACAAGATATCATTCAACATGTTGCATTTTTTATTGAATTATAAAAGTATTTTTGACTGTGTGGATTATTTGTCCAATCAAGGATTTCACAACAACAGTTTTGTAATCGGTGCATTATTGGGACCATCGTACCTAAACATTAGACACTTGTCTAAAGATGTGTTAAACTCAGTGAAGAAGATTTTGTCTGACCGTATTGCTGACCAGCCAGGGTATTTGTTAGAAAACGGTTATCAGAACATGTTGAGTCATTTGGATCAACCGTTTGACAAAGATCTAGCAGGGTCTTTTGAAAAAATAGCAGACATGGATCAGCGGCGTAAATTAGACAGCAGAGTAATTTTTAAAGATTTATACAAGGAAGAAAAACATGGGAAAACCATTTGACGTAAGCAAGTTCCGCAAGGATATTACCAAAAGTATCGAAGGTCTGAGCATTGGATTCAATGATCCAACAGATTGGATTTCAACAGGCAACTTTGCCTTGAACTATCTCATCAGCGGGGATTTCAATCGAGGCATTCCATTGGGCAAGATCACAGTGTTTGCCGGCGAATCGGGTGCAGGCAAGAGTTATATCTGTAGTGGCAACATTGTGAAGAACGCACAAGAGCAAGGTATTTTTGTTATCTTGGTTGATACAGAAAACGCACTGGATGAGACATGGCTGCATGCATTGGGTGTGGACACAGGCGCAGATAAGTTGCTCAAACTGAACATGAGCATGATTGATGATGTGGCCAAGGCCATTTCAACATTCATGATTGACTACAAAGCGTTGCCAGACGGTGAACGTATGAAGGTGTTATGGGTTATTGACTCATTGGGTATGTTGTTGACACCAACTGATGTGAATCAATTTGAAGCAGGAGACATGAAAGGTGACATGGGTCGCAAGCCCAAGGCACTTACATCATTGGTTCGTAATTCAGTCAACATGTTTGGTGGTTTTAATGTGGGAATGGTTTGTACCAATCATACATACGCAAGTCAAGACATGTTTGATCCAGATGACAAGATCTCAGGTGGCCAAGGCTTTATCTATGCGTCAAGTATTGTTGTGGCCATGAAGAAAATGAAGCTGAAAGAGGACGAGGATGGCAACAAGATCTCCGAAGTCATGGGCATACGTGCTGGTTGTAAAGTGATGAAAACTCGTTATGCCAAACCATTTGAAGGCATGCAGGTTAAAATTCCCTACGAAACAGGTATGAATCCCTACAGTGGATTGACTGATCTTGCAGAGAAAAAGGGCATGCTCAAGAAAGAAGGCAATCGTCTAGTATTTGTCACTAGTGAAGGCGAAATAATTAAACAATTCCGCAAGGCCTGGGAAGCAAACGAAGATGGG